CTGATACCAGAAGAATCTTTCAGCTTCCTCTGGTGTGATCCAAGTCCTGACTCCTGTGAAGGGGTTGAGGTTCCAACCGGGGAGCTGCTTCATGTCCTTGTCATTGGATACTACCATGGTCGTGCCATTAGGCAGGTGGTTGTCTGCAATGATGTCATCGGTTTCAACCCCGGAATCCTGCAGAAGTATATCCTTGTAAGTCTCACGCACCCATGAGTACAACTGTGTGATGATTTCCGGTTTCTCCTTGCGGTGCCCCTTGTAACCGGGGAACACGGAGTACCTGAAGTTAGGCACGTTGTCATCCACAGGTAGACACAGGCGGTAATCCTTAGCCTTGGTATCAAACAGAAGGTACTCCAGCTTCTGACTGAAGGCTTCTTTGGCTGCCCAGAGATTGGACTCCAGTGCCTCGGCCTCAGTCAAGGGCTCCTCACCGGGGAAGGCCGGGTCGTTATCCCGATGGGTCAACCCGAATCTCCAGATGAGACAATCGGTATCAATCAAGAGAAGCTCAGGTTCAACCATAGGTATAACCCTCCAGTTTAATCGCACGTTTTGCTGACGCAAGGATCTCCCGCAGATCTTCCTCACGTGTCTTGTGGCCCCTGCCTCCGGGCATGAGGGCTTTCTTAATGAGATGCTGGAGAGCTGGGTTGGTTACATCAAAGGCCACGAGGATATCGTAGACATCAACCCACTGACCCTTGACTAATCTCTGGTACTTGTTATGTTTCATTCTTGGTTGCTCCTTTGATTGAGAGATACACCGGACAATCCAGCGGTAGTACTTGGTGTCCAGCAAGAACCGCAGCCACCGGGTCACAACACCAGGGCACCTTGTGGCGTTGATCATAGATCACACATAGGTTGTTCACGAGGAAACAGCAGGGTTCCCGTGTTGATCGCCCAAGTCTATCCTTCATGTAGCAACATCGGCCACACTTGATACACTTGGAACCATGGTCATCAGTGGGTTTCACTCCAGTTACCTCCTACTTTTCCGTCCCCGGATACCGGGCACTTCAACTTGTAGAACTCAGAGACCTCAGCGAAAGACTCACGGGCTAACCTTCGGACAAGATCCACAGACTCAGGACGTACAGCCAGCTGAATCTCGTCGTGCACCGTTAGAAGACGGTGGAAGTCCACCCCATGTTTCACGAGTTTATCCCACAGGATTACATCCCAGCGTTTCATTATGATAGCCCCAGCTCTCTGGTTCAACTCATTGAGACATGAGTGTTCACTCCTGATGCGGAACATCTGACCATCCAAGTCCAGCAGATATCCACGTTTCTTCAGGGTACCCAGCACGGCTTCCTTGAGCATACCCAGAGCTGGGAGACCCTTGTCCATCGAGCGTTCAATGCGGGCACCCTCAGCCATGTTCTTCGACTTGTCCCAGGACTTCGTTATGATCCTGCCTTTCTTCTCCCGGCCAGCACCATAGATACTGGCATAGAACACGGTCTTCCCAAGCTCACGGTCTACCTTGAAGGCACGGGCGTTCACCCAATGGATGTCATCCTTGTTCTCCTTGGAACCGTGAACTGCCGCATGTGCATACATACCGTTGTCGAAAGGGTACATGAAGTGACTGAGGGTCCGAAGTTCCAGCTGGTCGGCGTCGATACCCACCATGACGTACCCAGGTGGTGGACCAAAGAGTGCCCGACATTCCTTACCTAGGTACGCCTTGACACTGGGGACTTGCCCCAAGTTGGGGGAGTTGTGGGTCATCCTTCTGGTGCCTGCACCACAGGACTTCACGTTACCGTGGATCTTACCCTCGGGTGTCACATGGCTGAGCCAGGATTGGTTACCTGTGGACACATAGGAAAGAATCTTGGAACAGGTGTCATACTGTCGGATGAGTTCGACCTCTGGATATATCTGAGCCAAGTCCTGAAGTATCTCATCGTCCATCTGAGGATTGCCCTTGTCGGTTAACACCGAGGGGTTCCACCCATAGACTTCCTGAAGTTTCTCCACCAGTTGCTTCTTACTACCGGGATTGAATGGCTCCATGATTCTGATGGTGTCACCCTTGGTTCTCCCAAGTTTCTTATTGTTTACCTTGGCTACGAATTCCTTGGTACATACTGGGGTAAACGTGGGATGCTCACGGATCTTGGTAACCAAGGAATCACGTTCGTCCAGTAGTTTACACGCCAGATGCTGGGCACCTTGAGTGTCGAAGCATACTCCGGTGGTCTCCTGAATACGGAGGATCATGGCAACCTGCATCTCAAGGTGAACGGCAGATTCACTGGTGGTCCATCGCTGGAGTTCCTGCCAGAGGGCATGAGTTACCTCAGTGTCTTGGGCACAGTAGTCCAGCATCTCAGGACTGTAGGTTTGCCAGGTGGAGTCAGGGGTTGTACCCTTGAGGACACCCAAGCGGTAGCCCCAAGCCTTCAGTGAGTGACTGCCGAACAACTCGGCAGGGGTGTTGAGTCTCCACTGTTTCTTGGAAAACGTAAGGTTGTAAACATCAGGAGTCACCAGTTGACTCCAGATCAATGTATCGAGTGGCAGAGCCTTGGGCTGGAACTTTGGGTACAGCTTCTGGATTGCAGGTATGTCGAAGTTAATCACGTTGTGTCCCATGAGGGGACGTTCGGTAGACGAAAGGACATGCACCATCTGATCAATGTCAGTAGGTGAGTACCGTGTGGTAGTGCCAGTGGCGGTATCACGGATTACTCCGCAGTGGATCTTGGTCATGCTAGGGAGAAGCCCATCGGTCTCTATGTCAAAAATCAGAGGGGCCAGTGTTGAGGCCGGGGGTAATGGGGTCAAATCCATCAACCTCCTTTAGTACATAAGATACGGGATTATAGAGTAGAGGAACGACAGTACCAGTGAACTCACCAAGAGGGCGGTTCTTAAGGTCACGCAGCATCGGACGGTTCCTAGCTGCAGGGTCTTCGTCTTGGTTATTACGCTCGAGAGCAAACACATGCTCAGCCCACTGCTTAATAGCACCAGCTCCAAGTAAGTCATCAAGGTGTACTCTACCTCCTTCTTCATGTGGTTTACCATCTGATTTCCTCAGGTGGCTTATAGCAAACAACGGGAACTCAAGGCGTGTCACCAGTTTCCCGATCTTAACAATAAGGTTCCGGGTCTTCTGGTTGACATCCCGGTCATACTGGTCGGTGATAGCCGTCAGGTGATCAAGGAAAACTGTCTGGCACCCAAGTCCCTGGACCATATATTGGATGGTACTGAGGATGATGTCCTCGTCAAATCCAATGGACTTATCGAACAACACAAGTCTACGTTCGTTGATAAGGTTATCCACAGCTTTCCGACGTATATCATCAGAGATCTTACTGTCTGGAATATGGAAGGGTAAACCTGTGAGTAGAGTAAGGAGACCATTGATGGTGTTAGCTGCGGGTTCCTCAAGGTGAATCACTCCGATCTTCTGCCCATGCTGGTAACAATGGGCTTCCACCTGTTTGAACCAGGTGGTCTTACCCACGCCACTACCTGCGGCCACTAGTATTAACCCCGGTCGTATGCCGTAGGTTGTTTCATTAAGTTTATCCCAAGGCCAATCGAGGCCACGCTTAGGCTTCTCACTAAGGATGCGGTGGAAGTCCTCTACACCAATGATACCACTGGGCTTCCATACCTTGGCAGTCTGGAGAGCCTCAAGGACTGACGTTCTCCCTCGCTTCTGCCAGAGTTCATTAGCATCCTTGATTTCCTCAGGAATATTCATGAGCATGTACTTGGGGTTAGCCATGTGTTGACACACAGCGGTAGCTGCGGTTCTCCCCGGTTCATCATTGTCGAACGACAGATACACTTCGGCGTACCTGTCGATCCAATCTAAGTTAGCCTTGATGCACTCAAGTGCACCCTGGGCACCACAGGACACACTGACACTGTGGTATCCCAGAGAACCAACGGCCTCATGGATGCTAAGGCAGTCGAGTTCACCCTCGGTTATCACCAGTCGTTGACCGCCGTTGTCACCCCAGACCTGACGACCGAACAACAGGTGTCCAAGTTTCGCCGAAGTTTCACTGGACTTACGAACCCTGAAGTCTTTGTCGGGGGAGCGTGTCTTCTGGTAAACCACACGGTAACTGGGGTCGAAATACTGTGCCACTTGCAGGCCCTCAGATACCCCGTAGTTGAATCGACGGCAGGTTCCTGAGGAAATACCTCGGCTAGTCAAGTCGATGAAACGTAGGCCCGCTAGAAGCTCACCATTGACTTCCTCAGTTTCACCACCTGAGGACTTGTAGGAACTACAGGCAAAACAATAGGTATGATCCCCGTAGTCCGTGAGGGCATCCGAGGAACCACACTCAGTACACGGTAGGTGGGTTTTCATTAGTATTACTCCAGTCACTGGTGGTCATGTTGACAAGAGGTTCACCCCGGTTGGAGGGACTCTTGGAACCTCCGGTGTGCCACACTTTAAACTGAGGTTCTCCGTGTTCATCCAAGGATACATCCACACGAATCCCATGCGCCCAACCACGGACATGCACGGATATTTCCTTATGTCCCCTGCAGGTAGCTGGGTTCTTCCTAGCGTCTGAGGTCACAGTT